CATTGATGCAAAAAGGTAGTTCTGGTGCTGCATTGCTTGCCATTGATGGTACAGTTATAGGTATACATGTTGGTAAGTTTGGTGTTTCTATTGTTGCTCAGACTTTACCCAATTCTACTAAATGGTCTGATATTCTTTATGCCAAAAAAGTAGAAGATTATGTTAAGAAGAGAACGGATATTTTTGTCCCTATTTCCAAAATGGAAAACCAATCTGAAAGCATTTTTAGTTTAAATCTTTCTCATTATCCTAAAGAGTTACAAGATCGATTGACTGACTTCACAGTTTATGATGACCATGAATATTCAAAAAAATATTTAGATGGATTGAATGCCGTTAAAATAGGTAATATTCCTCAAGTTAAATTTAGACCACGAGGTACTTTAGTCGTTGATGGCGAATTAGTTGAATTGTGTGAAAACAATGCTATTGAAGATGGTGAATATGGTATTACTGTTGGAAATTTAGATGTCATTTACAAAGATGCACGAAAGTATGCCACTCCACAAAGAGAAGATTATGATGAGGAATTACTTATTAAAGCAATTAAGTTTGTCAGAAAACAATTTTCTTTTTTATATGGTACCCCATTCGTACCACCAGAAATTGTATTACGGAGGATTAGGAGACAAACCTCCCCTGGTGGGTTATGGACCTTATTGTGTAGCACTAAAGGACAAGTTATAGAAAAATATGCACCTATGTTATATAAATATATGAAAGATATTTTGGAAGGGAAACCCATACCTACCATTATGGTTTCTAGTGCTTGGAAAGAAGAACTTAGATTGTTGGAAAAGATTCTGGATGGGAAAGTCAGAACCATGGTTCCCGTACCCATTGAAGTTGTGTGTAGTTTCCAAATGGTATTTGGTAATATGATGGATATAATTTCTAATCATGATTTTCGTATTACTAAAATGGCCGTCGGTTTCTCACCCTACTTTGGTGGTTGGGATGCACTTGAACATAGTTTTGATGGTTTCGATAAATATGTAGAAACTGACATTAGTAAATATGACTCTCATGTCAGAAACAATATCAAAACCCTTATGTTTAATCATTTTTGGTCTACTTTCTTCGTTACCCCTTATGAAGAAACTATTGCTTGGAATGTTTATTCTTCCTTATATCACGTACAATTTTTACTCCCTGATGGAAATGTTCTTTATTTTCCAGACGGTGGTAGATGGTCTGGTGAACCTTTAACTGCATGTGAAAATTCTTTGATCAATTATGTTTTGTTCGTTTATGCATGTCATAAACAAGGATTTTCAGACGAATACATCCTCAATGATACCCAGTGCATATTTATGGGTGATGATGCACGTTGTGGCTTTCGACGTGAAACTACATTCAGTTTTGATAGCTGGATGGATGCATATGAACAATGTGGTTTTCCCGTTGGAGAAACACAAAAGAAATTTTTGGAAAGGTTTGATGTTTCCTTCTGTTCACTTAAAACATTACCTAGACAATACTTAGGTAGGTATGTCTTCGTACCTATTGATACCAAAATGTTGTCATCTTTGAGA